GGGAAACATTCTTCTGGTTCATCGATGTACGATTTTATTCTTGGTGAGTTGAATAATAATCTTGGTATAGAACAACTATCTGAACAGACTTTCCAAACTGCTATGGACGATTGGACGGCGGACAGAATGGAGGATTTGGATTATGAAAACAACCCGCCGCCTATCGCAGATGATTATAGAGTAAAGGAGTTACCTCATATACCAAACATAAAACATGGATTCAAAACAAAAGTGCAAAGACGAATGGAAAGAGAAGGAGTGCCTTATCAACAAGCATTAATGGAGGAACTTAGAGAATCTCATAATGTAATCGATAGCGAGACCGATGAAGTAAGTGAAGGCCCTCATAAATTAACTCGTAGTAAGTTGCTCGATCTTGTTGGATTAAATGAAGAACTAGGCGCAAAAGATTCAACTGAACTATATCATTCTGATGAACCTATGATTACAGCAGATGAAATGATGCTAATTGATGAAATGGCGAAAGAAAAAGGAGATAAGGCTAGATTACACAAACTCATTAGGGGGTCTCATCGAAGACATAGCACTGGATTTAACGGACCACGTAAGGAAGATTTACCAGAGCGAGAGCGTAATTTGTTTATTGAAAATAAGGAAACAGGCGAACTTATGGGTCTTGGTTTTCCCTTTGCTAGTGAGTTTCAAATCAACGGAGGACATGGAAGATCGATTAGTTCTCTCATTCATTTCTTACACTCACCTTTACCAAAAATGGGGGAAGATGAAGAATCTATTATTGGAACTGAATTGGAGGACTCTTTACAATTTACCGTGAATCCAATGACTGAGGGTTTGTATGGAATGCTTTCTTCGCTTGTTCATGATAAAATATTACCGAGAGATGTAAGACCCGGAGAAATTATTTCTGGTTTTGATGTTTCTACACCTAGAGGATTTAGAGAAGGAAAAGCGACTAGACCTCCGCTTAACCCAAAAAATAATTACACAGACCACGCTATTTCTTTTGCTGCTCCTTCCGCCATGGACGTTAAGGGTAAAGGTGAAGAAGAAAGGAAAGAGATGTTCCAAGGCAATTCAAATAAATTTGCAAATTTAATAAGTAGCGCTACGGGGCTTGGTTCAAATCCAAAATCTACCTCATCGGCAAGAACAGTCTTACCTAAAAGCAATCAAAAATCAAGAGTCGCTAGACGACACGCCACTATTTTTGGAAGAATGAGACCACCACATGACCCTCAAGAAGCCATGAGATTGACCATGGCTCAACTAAGAACTGGTCGCCATCCGTTTGGACATATAGTAGATGCACCTCGTGATTTCTTTGGATATCAGGGTAGAGTAAAACCGGATGAAGGTGAGGACTTGGTTGATTTCTCAGAGAAAACCATGTTCGGTGGTTATGATGCACCCATGGGAGAAACTAATTATGACGATCTCCACTCACATCTTGAAGAAACAGTTAGTCTAAAACAAGAATTGGAAGAGCGTTTAGAAGAGCAGAAGCAAACTGGTGAGGTTGATAAAAAGATTGTTGACCAGATTTCAGACGCAGAGGAAGAAATAGATAGTGTAACTAATCTCTTACTAGAGGCTGAAAAACAAACATATTCAGATGAACCTGTACATCAAATGAGTCTTGTTAACAGAGAGAACATGGACACTAAAGATGACCAAGACAATAACGCGCACATCGAAATGGCTCGTCGTTTAATAGACATGATTCCTTCTGAGCAAGTTCCAAATCCCCAAGAAAACCCTGCTGCTTTTTGGGCTTTAACATCAAGAGCGCTGAGAGATGCTGGGAGAATGCTTCGTATACTTCCACCTCAAGAGGGAATTACTACTCACTCTTATCGGCACACAAAAGAACAGGCTTTGACCAGTAGTCAATTGTCTGATGATGGAGTTTTCGATCCTCATCAGTTGTTAGGTAATACTGTGAAACAATTGGGTCAAGAAGTATTACCGTCTTCTGATGTAGAAGATGTTTTAGAATCCCTTGGTCTACCGAATGATGCCCCTCATACCAGTATGATAGAGCGTTTGATTGAGAGTATTGACCGTCCAGTGCGAGTCATGAAAAATGCTGATATTCTAAATTCCTCAACAGCAACTAATATCAAGTTTCATGCAAATGATGCTGACTATTCTCTTCATGGTGGGCAATACGTGGATGACCATCATGGTGCTTTGAAAGAATTTACAGGCGCTCAAAAAGGTAGAATTAAGGATAGGGCAAAGGAATTACAATCGCGATTTGAACTACCCTTACGTTATATTACTCAAAAACTTATGAGAGAAAAATCAGGAGCAGTAGAAAGAAATAATCTTTCACACATACCCCTTTCACCAATTGATATGCAGCAAAGAAACATGACTGTGTTTGGTAATGGGAAAAGAGGGACTTCGGCAAATCCTAATATTAAAGGTGTAAAAAATAGAGTTAAATCTTTGATGCACGATCTTATTGTAAGTCATGGAGACTTAGAAGAGGGACAAGTCTCTCAGGGACAGGAGATACTTTCTGCTGGATGGGGTTCTGTTCCAGTTGGTCCTGCTACATCTTCCAGACATCATACTGTTCAAGACTTGTATGGTCCATCTTCTGCTATGGATTTTGGTTATGAAGGACAATCACCATTTGGTTGGGAGTATGAAAACGGTAAACCAGTGATTGGAACTTTCACGCAACCTGAAACTTATCATAGTATTCCTAATGAAACAATGAAGAATATTTGGGGAGAGGAAACGGGTAATGCGTTTATTTCATCGGATTGGCAACCTACTTCTACTGTAAACAATCAAAATCGCGTTAATCAAATGGGTCAAACCCCTCATCAAGATGCAATGCTAAAGACTGATGATTTGGCTATTATGTTAAATCCTGACCTATTATTGAAAGAAGATGAGGCACGACCTCCACCATTACTACCAATGCATCGCCTCTTTTCTCTAAAAGACTTAGAAGCATTCCGTGGATTCACTGGTGACTGGGTTGTTTCTGCATACCCCGAAGGTAAGAGATTGATAATTACAAGGGATGGAGATAGTATTTCAGCCTATGATTCTAATGCGGAAGATGTGAGAGTAAGTGGTGCTTCACAACAACATCTCAAGAAACTTACAGAGAAAGACTTCATTGTAGATGCAATCAAGCGTGGTAAGAGTCTGTATATTTTTGACATTCTTTCTTATGATGGTACTAACATTAGTGACTTGTCAGTTCCTGAAAGACTTAAGGTTCTACGTGGACAGTTTGATAGTTACGAAACTGCACACATACCAGCACCTGATGATACTGTTGTGACAGATGAAGGTGGTCTGGAAGGAGCAGTTGAGCGGTTAAAGGAAGAACACCCTCGACTTTTGTTAAGGGATGGTAAATCAACTTACATGAAAGGTGAGCGTCGCCATCCAAAGTGGTTCATGCTTCGTAAGAATAAGGACATAGCACTCATTATTCTTGATGTTCGTGGTAAGGGTCCTTTCACTTATCGTCTTGGTGCAGGTCCTGTAGATGAAGACGATCTTGGAAATCGAGGTGTTGAACATGAAGGGGCTACTTATCTTGACGTTGGTACTGTAAAAAGTCCAAAACCGTTTGAAGAAGGGGACATCGTACGGGTATCTGTATCAGGAGTTAAGGCAAAAAGAAGAGGGGAGAAGACAATCTATGATGTAACTCCTAATACTATACGCGCTGCTAGTGATGTAGAAAGCCCAGCCAGTTTAGAATCCCTTGGTCTTCTTGCTAAGTCTCATGCAATTATACCAGTAAAGTATGATTTGAGTATAGTTGATGATGTGCTTACAGTATCTTTTGATGGAATTGATGATGTATTATACAAGATGGAGAAAACAAGAAATGGTTATTGGGCGCATAGTCCTAAAGGTACTCTTTCTCCTTTAATGAATACAGATTATCCTATATTGTTAGCAGAAAGTATGCGTCCTATTTGGCACGATGTTGCTTCTGTGCTCATTAGTAAGAAGTTAGAACGAGTTAGAAGTATGACTAATCCAAAAAATCGAGAAGACTCTGAGAAAGAGTCTGCCGGTGTCATTGATGATGATGATGATGACACTATTCTCAAACCTGAAAGGCAAAAGAAAATGTTAGACATGATATCACGTATTACTAATTTAACTGAGCGAATAAAGAAAGAAAAGATGACTGGTCGAGTAAGCGCTCAGGGTCTTGGTATTGACGTTGGGGCACAAATAGAGTCTCCAAGGGGGCCTACTGAACTAAGAAGTGAACAATCCATGCCTGATTGGGACATGTTAGACCGCCCCACAGAAGATCCTGAGAGCGAGTACCCACAAGCGCGTAAGAAAAGAAGAATGTTAGAGCAGTCTGGTGAAAATGAGATTGAGATGCGGGAGGACTAGGCCGTTTTATTCATATAGATGAACATGGGCTTAGGAGGGATAGTGTGCTACGACAACCACAGCAATCTGGTATTGAACTGCTTAAGGCGGGGTCTGACCTCGTCGTTGCAGGATATGCCTCTGTGGAACTTGTAGACAAGCAAGGAGATTTGATAACGCGTTCGGCTTTGAAAGATGCTTTCAAGAAGTTCATGACCGACCCGAAATTCAGAAACGTACAATTAGCACATTCAAATATTCAAGTAGGAGAAGTAATTCCAAATTATACGGACAATAACGGGAGAATGTGGAAAAGCGAAGTAGATGACGCCGGAATGTTCGTAGTAGTACAATTAAGAAATGATATAGAAAAAGCGAGGGAGGTTGCAGCAGAAGTACGAAAAGGGAATCTTCGTGGATTTAGCATAGGTGGACAAGCATTCAAGCGAGTAAACAAGAGCGATAATACACACGGAAGTTACCAAGAAATATCAAAACTCGAACTACATGAAGTAACAATCTGCGAAAAAGGAATTAATCCAGAAGCAACATTTAGAATCTTAAAAGAAGACAAAAATAATAAAAAACAGGTGAAGAAAATGACCGACGATGTAATGGAACAAATGAGTAGCGTTCTCGAACGCTTAGAAGGCCGACTTGATTCTATGGAGAAAGGTGAAATGCCACCCGGACTCAAAGAACATATGAAAGAGAAGAAAGGATCTAAGGATGAATCCGAAGATGATGATTCCGAAGAAAAAATGTATAACATGGAAAAAGGCAAGGACGATAAGGAAGAAGACAAAGATGACAAAGAAAAGTCTGAGTACTCTGATGTTATCACTGCTGAGTATCTTAACTGGATGGAAAACACCCTAAAGTCAAATGGTGTAGATACTGATGGTGCTCGTGCTCACTTCGATGATGTAGCAAAAGCAAACCTCGGCTCCACTCCAGAAGCAATCGGAGACGGTGCATCTTACTTCGCTGGACAAGTAAAGGGTCGAGCACAAGAAGGTGGTTCCCCATCTACTAACGCTTTATCCCGCGCAGGATTATCTCGCGGTGGTGGCAAAGTCGAGAAGAGTGATTTCATTACTGCACATTCTGTAGACCAATCTCAATTAGAGGCTGCTTACGAAGTATACAAGGCTGCTCGCGCAGAACAGGCTTACAAAGGTAATCTTGAGAAGCACTTTGAAGAGCGCTTCCAATCAGAAACTCAGGCTGAACTACAGAAGGCTGCTGCTGCTGACTTTGATGCTCGCGGTCCTCTTGATGAAGTCATGAAGGCTCTTGGTGCTCTTAATGACCGAATTGACAATCTCTCCACTGGTGCTGGTACACCAATCACTAAGTCCGAATCTTCGGGCTTTGAAGTACCATCGACAGCAGATTTAGCAAGTATGTCTTGGGAAGAAGTCCATCAACTTGCTGGGAGCGTCTTTAGGGACGAATAAGTGGAGATACTAAAATAAGGAGATGAAAAATATGGCAAGAAATTACGTACGAACAGTCACAGATATGGAGCGCTACTACTATGGCGCTGGAAATGCAATGGGTTACTCCTACACTGGTAGTGAGTTGCTAAAGGCTGATGCCCCAATGCTTTCCTCAACTGCTGGAACTTACCAAGCGATCTACGGTCGTAAAGTTTGGTCCCAATTGAACCAAGAATTCAACGCATTCAGTATTCTACCAAAGAAACCTTGGGACCGAAGCGGATGGCGTGTAATCACTGCAAAGCCTAACGCTGGTGTATTGCATGGTGGACTACCTGAAAACGGTGCTCTACCTGACACTGTGAAGCCTACCTTCCAGCATGTCGCTGCAAAGCCTAAGACTATCGCTCACTCATTCGATATGAGCGAAGTTGCTATCTTCCTTGCTGACAAGGATGATGGTTTAGGAGATATCCGCTCTGTCCTTAAGGAAGAAATGGGTAAACACCATGCAGAGATGGTTAACAAGATGCTTCTTGTTGATTCAGAAACCGTTGCAGGAAACAACTTCGAGTCACTTGACCGAATTACTGGTAACGACGGTGGATCCTCTGGTGGATTAACATCCATGGAAACTGGTGCAAGCGCTGGTACTGACCATTGTGGTGCTAACGACTTAGATATCTACAGTATTGACCGAAGTGCAAACTCATGGTCCAACGCAGAAGTAAACTGTGGTGCAGACAGAGCAGCAGGAAGTCGTAGAACTTTCAGCCTTGACCACTTAGACACTATCTTCCAGCAAATCTGGGAACGTGGTGGAAACCCTAAGTGTATCCTAACTGGTTATGATACTCTAATGCGTCTACAACAGTTGCTACAAGCACAACAGAGATTCATGGAAGAAAAGAGAGTTACTCCAACCTACAACGGTGTAAAGGGTGTACCCGGTATCGAAGCAGGTTTCATTGTTGCAACATACAATGGAGTACCTATCATACCATCCAAAGACGTAGAGAAGGACGGCTTAAGTCGAATTTACCTACTGGACACGGATTACATGTACTTCTCCACAGCAATTCCGACTCAGTACTTCGAGTCTGGTATCGAGACTGGCGATCCATTCGCAATCAACAGACTCGGTCAGGAAGGTCTATATCGAACCATGGGTGAAGTATGGACAACTTTCTTCGGAGCACAGGGAAGCATTAGGGACCTCGCCTGATGGAGATAAAAGAAAAAATAAGGAGATGATGAAAAATGGCAACCGTAACCTCACACACAAACTTGACAGTAACGACTACTTACTTGGATATACCAATGGGCGGAAACAGCCCCGGTGCTCCAGTGACAGTGCCTAATGCAGATGGCACTGTTGGTGATAACACAGCATGGTTATCCGGCACAGCAGCAGCAGGAACTTACCCCGGTGCTCTTACAGGATTCCAAGCAGTAAACTCTAGCAGCAACGAGCCAGTCAGCGGACTTCGACTAATCTCAGTCATGGTCACTGGTGACACAGGCACAACTCAGAAGTTTGCAGTAAATGCTTTTGACTCAAGCCTAAGCCGCATCTATGCGCTTATCAACTTGACAAACAACACTGACACTGATGAATCATTAGCAGCAGCAGTAACTGTTGTAGCCCACGAAACTGGTGAATTAACCTTC